TCAACATTTGTAACGTGAGCCGTTTCGTAAGTGGTTTGATCGGTTGTGTTGTAGAAAAAATCCCCATTTCCCAACCCATATTCGCCCACCACCGGACCTTCGCCACCAGAACTTGGTCCGGCACCGTACTCAAAGTTGTCTTTCAAAGATCCTAGAACTCTAGTGATTTCAATTTGGTATTTTGTCTTACCGTATTTTAATTTATCCTGAGTCATCTGACCAAACTCAGGAACTTTTTCTTGAGAAATTTGCCTGTCTACATTTATGCTCTGAACACCGTTCAAAAAAAGGTGGTCAGCGATTGTCGTTGTCAGAGGTTCACCATCTCCTATGGCCGTTTTGTAAAAAACGGCTTGAGAAAAATAGCCTATTCTGTCGTTAAAGGGTTCCGTGTATGCCATTAATAATTATCTCCTATCTAGTAATACGCATTTCAATCGCCCTCTTTTACAAAAACACCATCAACCATGCGTCCTTTTCGATCCTTAATATCTCCCCAAGCAGTTTCTAAGCAACATCCGAGCGACAGTCCGTTCCTTTCTGCAATATTGATTAGAACAACCATCATGTCCCCAATATCATCCGAAACAGATTTTCCTTTGCAGATACTATCGGACAGCTCTCCCGCCTCTTGAATAAGTTTGGCAAACTGATCTTTGTCCGTAGAGCCTTCGATTAGGTTTCGTGCGTGGTGCCATTTCGTAATCTTTTCGATTAGGGTTTTGGTTCCTACGTTTTTTTTAATGGAGTTATGACTCTCTTTAAGCATTTCCATTCTAACTACATGATCCTGACACTCAGGAAGACCTTTACAACATCCCATTATTTTTCCTTCTTAAATTTAAAGTGAATTTTTTCCAAGTTAATTGTCACAAAAACCTCGTCACCAACCTCTTGAACAGATGTGCTATCAGTAACAGCTTTTACTACTTTTGATACGCCTTTGAGCATGTCGTCTGTGATACCGTACTTGCTCAATATATTATCAACAAAACTGTCTACAATGCCACCAAATCTTTCATCTTTACTCACAATAAATCCCCTAGGTCCATGTCATCCAAATCGTTTTTACTAGCACCAATCTTGTAGCTAGTAATCTCATGCTCTTGTGGAGCGACCTGTACGCTCTCACTACTCATCCAGTGGCTAGTCCATCCAGCAATAGGATTCTTTCCTACATTATCATAGGGAAGTCCAATCGTTTTTCTGCGTGACATACACAACCAATCAATGTACTGATGTAAAACCTGCTCATTTAACCCTAAGATGGAACCATTTTGAAATAAGTAGGTTGCCCAGTCTTTTTCTTCTCTAGCTGCATTTTCAAACATCTGACATGCCGCCTCTTGACACTCTGCGGCAACCTTGGTAAACCCTTCGCTTTCTTCTTTGTGAAGAATTTTCAGTATCGCTTGAGTATTCGCTAGATGTAAAGCCTCGTCACGTTTAATAAGTTTTATAATATCGGCATTGCCAACCATTTTCTTGTTTTCTGCAAAAGCAAAACTGCAAACAAAACTAACGTAAAACCGTACAGCTTCAAGAATATTGATACTAATGACAGACATATAGATCTGTTTTTTTAAATCGGATTTAGATGATGTTGAGCAGGCCATTCCCATCAGGTTGTTGTAGTCCTGAATAGCTGACTTCGCCCGCTTCATTATCTCTTTGTCTTCATAAATTCCGTCAAACACCTCTGAGCTGTCTGCGTACACGTTTTGAATTACATAGCTGTAACTTTGAGAGTGGATCTTCTCAAAGAATTGCCAAGTCATCAAGCAGGCTTCTAGTTCGGAATTGGTGACAAATTCTAGAAGAGTGGGTACACCTCTACAGATAACACTATCAAGCATTGTCTGGTATTTTAGGTTTGAAGTAAAAATAAACTTCTCATTTTCAGACAATTCTTTAAAGTCAGAACGGTCTTTCTTTAGCTCGATTTCCTCTGGTCGCCAAAAATTCATCATCTGCTTGCTGTCAAGATCCTTGAACACAGGATACTTGATTTGGTCGTACCGCTGAACACCGAGGTCTTTACCAAGGAAAAGAGGTTGGGTCATAGGGTCTATGTTCTTTGTATTAAAAATCGTTTTCATATTGCACACGCTCCAGAGTCGCAGTTCATTTCTTTTTCTGTATCGCCATCGCCGTCAGGTGTATTACAGTAGTAAAAATTCTTTAGTCCGTACTTATATCCGTAAATTTGATCTTTGATTAACGCACTAAGGGGAATATTTCCATCTTCGTAATGAGAATAATTGTAGTAAAGATTTGTACTCATGCTCATGTCTACGAATTTTTGAATTACAGCCGCAACGTCCATAAGGTCACGATTGTTGTCCATTTCCCACGCCATAGTGTAATGCTTCCTACGCATGTGGTAGTTAGGAACTAACTGTTTCAACACGCCGTTCTTTGCCTTTTTGGATATTAGTAGTGAACGAACTGGCTCAATTCCGTTAGTGCTATTTTGTATAACACTGCTAGACTCGCATGGCATAATAGCACTGAGAGTAGAATGACGCAAACCGTACTTTTTGATCCTTTCACGCAAACCTTCCCAGTCCATGTTGTAATTTGGTTTAATTAGTTCGTCAACTTGTTTCTTATACCAGTCAATAGGCAGCAGTCCGTCTGAATACTTAGTATCGCTAAACTTCGCACAGGGACCAATCTCTTCTGCTAACTCACAACTGGCGTTAAGTAGGTTCCATTGAATCTGCTCCATAGTCTCATGCACTAGCTCCAACGCTTCCTTACCGTACTTTAATTTGTTCTTTGCTAGGAATCCTGCAAGGTTAGTAATTCCAATTCCTAACGATCTACGGTCCTTGGTAAAGTTCTCACCAGCAGCTACAGGATAATCTTGATAGTCAATAACAGCCTCTAGCGTTCTTACCGCCATTCGACATGCTTCTTCAATATCCTTCTCGCTAGAAAGTTCTAGAAGATTTAGTGCTGACAAGATACAAATTCCAATCTCTCCATCTTTGTCATCAATAGATTTGATTGGAACTGTGGGTTGGATAATTTCTTGACAAAGGTTTGACATGTGGCAGGGGATGCTCCACGATCCGTGTGCATTGGCTGAGTCAATATTCATGCTGTAAATACGACCAGTCTCCAACCTCTCGCGAGCATAGATTTGAGCAAGCTGGCGGGCCGGAACCTTTCTTTTAAACTTTAGGGATCTTTTCCCTTCGTACTTTATGTAAAGTTCTTCAAACTTTTCGTTATCTCCAAACACTTCGTACAAGCCCTTTGCTTCATGGGGGCTAAATAATGTAATGTCTTCGTTTGCAATAAGTCGGTCGTAGAACAACTTGCAGAACTGAACGCTGTAGTCTAGCTTTCTTACTCTGTTATCGTCAGTTCCGGCATTGTTCTTTAGTACAAGAATGTCCTCAATCTCGTAATGCCAAAAAGGTACATGGACCGTAGCAGAGCCTCCACGTAGCCCGTTCTGAGACGTTGACTTCACTGCTGACTCAAAGTTCTTTAAGTAGGGAATTAGCCCTGTGTGGATGACCTCGCCGCCCCTGATGGGTGAGTTGATTGGTCGCATCCTTCCGATGTTTAGTCCGATACCTGCCCGTCTTGCTGTGTACTTACCAACAGCGTGGACACTGCTAAAAATAGCATCCAGATTATCATCAACATCAACCAGAACACAACTAGAAAACTGACGTATATTAGTGCGAACGCCCGCCATAATAGGGGTGGGAAGATTAATCTTAAATGATGAATAACAATCATAGGCTCTTTTTACCTCTGCAACAGAATCAAACAAACACATAGCAATACACATATAGGCAAATTGTGGAGTCTCGTAAATTTGTCCTGTACTTCTATTTTTGACTAAATATTTGTCAATCATTTGCTGCAAGCCAGCGTATGTAAAATTGTCATCGCGGGAGTGGTTGACGTACTTACCAAGAGAATCAATCTCTTCTTCTGTCCACCTTTGTTCCATCTGTGGATCGTAGATACCTTGATCTACATTTTTTCTGACATAGTTAAGAAAGTCTGGAGAGTCTTTTACCTGCCAAACTTGTTTTCTTAATTGCATGTTCAACAGCCTAGCTGCAACATATTGGTAGTTTGGGGTTTCTTTAGATATAAGATCGTTTGCCGATTTAATCAATACGTTGTGAATATCTTCTGTTTCTATCTTGTCGTACAATGACAAATTTGCGTTCATTTCAATATCGGAAAAGGATACTCCATTGATCCCTTTCGTTGCCCATTGTACGACTTTGTGAATCTTCTCCACCGAGAAGTCTTCTAATGTTTTATCTCTTTTGGTTACTTTCATATTCTTCCCTAGTGTTTACGATATGCCTGCCTATCATTATACACTATTTTGGGACAAAAGTCAAGTCCAAAATTGATAAAACTTTGTTTTTTTACAGCCTGTCGATTCTCTCGAAAAGGTCTGCAAATTTGTCACCTACCTGCTGACTCAGATTTTTACTGGTATTCTCTGAATTGTTGATTAAAATTTTGGTTTCGTTGATGTTTCTATTAACTTCATCAATTTTTTCCTCTAGTGTTTCAACCTTAGATTCAACGCTACCAAGTCTGGTCATCATGGATTCATTTACTCTTTGTTCTAGCACGATCAATTGCTTTCCTTGTTGAATAAGAGTATAAATAACCCAAGAAAAAACAGGAACAGCAAACATTCCGACTACTTCCGTTACGTTACGGATTAGTGTCCAAGTTTCGTTCATTGCTTTACTCTCTGTCAACGATGAGGTTATGAAAAGTAGGACTCGCTCACACCGAACGAGTCCTACGCCTAAACAACCAATATGAACTACATACCAGTAATAGGTTTGTAATCGTAGAAGTCTCCGCTTGTAGCGAAGTTAAGATCTACGAAATCGACCTTCATAACAAGTGAACCCGGAACTGCTCTAGTTGGGTTAGCAGCAGCATCGCTGTTAGCCGAAGTAGCTCCAGTTGTAGGATCAAGCATGTCAACGTTAGTCAAAGTCGCTGGAACCTCTGCGGCAGTGCCAGCGGAGTTGAGCCAGTTAAGACGAGAAGGAATCTTAGTGCCATCATCAAGAACGCCAGTGAAGGAGAACTCATTCGCTCTCCATTTTGCAAGCAAGCGAACGCCAAAGTCGTGCTTAAATCTTGCGACAGTCGAACGATCAGATGGATTACTAGGAATAAGAACTGCATCTGTTGCAACACCAGAAATCGTTGTGCTGATTGTACGAATAACGTACTGACCAGCTTCGTGATAAGCGAACGTTCCACCAGAAAGAATTTTCTGAGTACCGTACATACCGCCTGTTGGAGCGACGGGATAAGCTCTTTCAACAACACCGTAGGACTTTACAACGTCATCTACAGCGTCTTTAAGTAAAAAAGCTTTTGTAATAACGGAACCAGTAATTCCGTTTCCAAGTAGAGTACCACCTTGTTCTTGTGCGGCAAAAGCCCCACCAGTGGTGTTTTTCAAATAGTTTGCCGAAGCACCGGGAACAGCCATAGGAATCTCCTAAGAGTAAAAAAGTTAATTTTCCAAATTATCCATTAATAGCTGTCCGGTTCCTAGGTAACTATACGCAATTTATTAAACTCCGCACTCATCTTTGCAAATATTTATGGCATTTTTTAATCTACGCCTTGCAGTTTCTCTGCTATACCCGTTGATTTTGCCAATTTCTTTCATTGTCAAATTTTGATAAAATCTTTGACTCAGTATCTCCCTTACTTCTGCTGGAAGACCTGACGTTATATCTGTGTACTCTTGATAGATTTCAGCTTTGTAGTCTCCCTTTTCAATGTCGGAACAGTTGTACTCCAGTTTCTTTTTCTTAACCTTGTTTTTTAAAGCATAAGAAAGCTGACTGTAAAGAAAAGATGTAAACTTAGATTTGGTTTCGTCGTGCTTTTCAATACATTTCCACAAGGTGTTCATCTTGATGGACTCAATTTCATCCAAGTCAATGTTTCTACGGTATCTATTTGCGACTTTGTTCATAATGTTAGAAACATTAGAATCGTTCCACTTAGATGTAAACTGCTCACTAATCTCAATATTATCCATGTTTTCCTCTCAAAATTATGCCGCCACGCGACTGTTTAAGTTCTACGAGTTTGTTCAGCCGTTCCATATATTGCTGATCTAGCTCATCCGATACAACGTAATCCAAATTTCCATTAATGCTGACCAGTATCGACCAGTATTTTTGGTTCTCTAACTGTTTCTTTACTAGGTCAACGGTTGCCCTGACCTCATCTGTCATCACCTCTTTTTCTGTGTAAACGCAAAGTTTGTTCTCTATCTCCTGCCTAACTTCCTGAAAGTCAAATTGTAAATAGGGAACCCCAATAAAAAATGTGTAACGATCCATAATCTTCAAACAGGCAATTCCGTCTGTATCCGATATATCATCCTTTATTTCTGCCGTTATGTCAAAGTTTGAAGTCCCTATCCAGCAGTCCCATCTGTCAGAAGGTTTAAACATAGACTCCGTACTAAATATTCCAACAGGAGTTTGAATAGCTATAGTATGTCTATATGTTAAAGGGGTTACTTCTTGATACCCTTCTTCTTCCATCGCTCCTAGCATTTCCTCCATCATATTAGCATCTGCTGCTATTGACATTAGAAACTGGTCCGACTGAGCGTTCCAACTTCTCCAAATTATACTTTTAGCTTTTGGCATAACGTTACCTCATATAGTGTAGGCAGATTTGTCGGGAGATATCAGGGGCTTCTTTCTAAAGTCTTTTACTTCTGAACTTAAATCGCTATTCGGTAAGTGATAATTAACAAGTTTAAGAAAAGATTCAAATTCTAGCTCCGTACCATTTAATACGCATTGTTCTTTCATTTTTGTTAAAATCGACACTGTGAAATCATTGTGTATGATTTCGTAGAATATTTGTGAAAGAGCGTAAATTCCATTTTCGCCTTCTTCCCAGTCCATATTATACTGTATCGAACCCCCTTTGTCAACCCAAAATGTCAGATTTGACACACTAAGTGAGTAATCGCTATCCTCCTGTAAGTCTTGGGATTTGCCTGACGCAGTATCCATATTTATCCTCTAAAAAAATATTTTCTAATGGTTGAGTCGAATAGTCAGCTCTAGCGGATATAATATCCTTTGGAACGGACGAGCAATAAATAGCTTCTACAGTTGATGGTCCATCCTTCGTCAGAGCCATTAGTTTTGGCGTCAGAAAGTCGCAATGAACATTGCACACCTCTGAACAAAGCTTCTCTAAGGATTTTTCTACACTGCAAGCCGAAATAAAACTTTGAGGAAATTTGCCATCAGCACCAATAATGACACTAACCGAAGGTATAATCCCAGCAAAGTTACTTGGTATTTCAAGAATTATCAGGGTTATCTTTGTTTTCATCAGCTACCTGCTCCATCTGAGTCTTTAGCCTTTCTGCGTTTTTTAGAAATTCACAGTGGCAACCGTAAACATTAATAGCTTTCACCAAATCTTCTACAGCGTTCTTCTTCGTTGGGTCTGCAAGTATGCTGTTTATTTCAAAGAGCCGCCCATCTGCCTGAGCCTTTACTTTTGAAATCACTACGTCAACAATATTCATATTTTTCCTAATTAGCTAATGCGTATGCTAGTCCACTAAAATCGTTTGAAAGGCTTTTCTTTTGCTCTTGAGAAACAACAGCATTTTTTACACCTATTGACTCTTTAAAAAGTCCCTCAATGCCGTCTGCATAACCGTCATACTTACCCGCCAAGCTGGTTCCAAACTCGCTTTCAGCAGCCAGTACGTATATGTCGTTTACCTGTTGACCCTCACAATCCCAGTCTTCTACCCTTTCGGAAAAAACCATATTAAATATCGCCAGTTGTAACCTATCATCCTTATCGGTTACAAGACTGGCAATACTTGAAACATTTTCCAAAGTAGCAGTGTCGGGTTTAGGAATATCTAAGGCTGGAACTGTGGGCAGGGGGATGTTTGGGATATTGTTCTGAATAGAATCCCAAAAGAACCCCACCAAAATTAGACAAACTCCAAGCATAGCTCTAATATTATTCGTCATCAATTTCTACCTCATTTTCTCTTGCTGCGATTAGTAAAGGAAAAACCTCATCCAATTTTTTGCAAGCGTCCCACAGTTTTCTTTCTTCACAACTCTCCATTAGTCGCTCCCACTGTCTAACAATTTGTGTTAGATTTGGAGGACTTGTTACATCCACAACAGGATCGTTGGGTTTTGGTTTTGGTTTTACATCGTCCCACGAAGGTATTTTGTCCTTAACGTTTTCCCACAAAAGAGGAAAGACAAGGACTGCCCCAAGACCTAGAAAAATCCACTGAATAACACTTACGTCACTTAGAAATTCCATCCTAAAACCTTCTTAATTACTTTGTTTCTCTAACGGTATCACCGATTACCCAAGCGACAACGATTGTCACAATTCCGAGCATCTGTTCTTGGTTCAGCTCAATGCCTAAAACATCGGCAGCTATAACGCTTACCAAACCTACTGCACTAACCCAAAAACGTCTTGAGGTTAGCAACGATTTCCACTTACTCATAAAAAATCTCCTTAACAATTAACTATTGTTAACAACCGGTAGTCGGTCAAGTTTTTCCGAAGAGGCGACCACCAAAAAAACCTCTTCTACTCTTAATTGTCTTTTGTTTTTTAACAGGTGCAGGAGATACTGATTCTGGTTCCTGACCGCTGTGATACGGGCAGGGGGAAACATGACCATCTCCTTGAACTATTTTACCAGTCCCCTTACAGATGCACTTTTTAACATCTGGATCTGGCCCCGATGGAACAATCGGTTTTGGATCGGGTTCTGGCTCAACTTTTAAAACTTCCCTTTCGGCCTCTAAAAAACTCTCTGTCGTTCCCTCTATTATACTTTGTATTTCGTCATTTGTCAACCCTGAACTTGAGAATTTGTCAGAATTTGTAAAATAAACAAATGAAAGTACGGCAACTACGCCTATTACGGCTCTTTGTTTTACGCTCATTAGAAAACCCTATTGATAGTGTATTTAATGTCTCTTGCTGGGAACCCGTCAAACTTACTAAAGACCCAAGACCCGCCACCAGCAAGCATACCGCGAGCATCTTTTTCTCTAATCCAAAAACTACCGTCCGGTTGGCCGTGGCGTTTTGGTCCACTGTTCCACTTTCCCCAGCTATTTTGTACTAGAAATAAAGTTTCTTTAAATACCTCATGAGTATCATCGCAGGCAATCCAAGCCATAGCATGATTCCAACCCTTAGATCGTTTAGCGATACCGTTACTATCCCTTCTAGAAGAAAAGCCGTACCCAGAACATACAGAAAGAGCATAACCATTAGCCAAAGCATCTCTAGCTTCCTCTACAGTTCTCACGTTTGATATTGTTGTTACTTGGTGCTTTTGTGCTTCCGTTTTGTAAACACTGTTAGGAATTTTATGCCTAGCACCGACACTAGAGTCGTAAACAGATAAATCTATATCTCCGTAATCTTTTCTGATTAGAACTCCACCGGCATCGTTGACATACCTTGCCGCACCAGAGCAGCTCATTCCCTGCCCCTTGTGCCCTCTGTACTGATAAATTCCCTCTGTGGCACCTCTAGCAAGCCAAGCCTCTCTTTCTTCTTTTTCGAGAATCTCAACAGCTCTAGTAATGTCTATAGCATTTCTGGTAGAGTGAGAAACGCAGTCGCCAGTAGTTTGTCTTTCACTGGGACCAAACCCATCGTCAAACTCTTCTACGCACTTGAATGGTAGACTAAGCTCCCCCTCCCCCGATCCGAATAGATTGTATGCGGCAGCCCCAAAAATAGGCATAGGAAGTTCTCCAAGCAGAAGCATGGTATCCTCTTCGTCGCAAAAGCCACCAACAAACCCATTCCGGTAATGATTAAGGGTTGCTCTAGGTGTTAAAAATGCACTATCCATTCAATGTCTCCATTATTTTATTAGCTGTATTTTTCCATGTAAACTGTTGTGCCGTTTTTATTCCTTGGTGATTTATAGAACTAAATTCACGCATCTGTGTATCCCAACCATTCACGTATTGTTGTTTAATACCATGAACCATCCTCATGTGTTCAACAAGCTGTTCTTTTTGCTTATCTCCCAGTGACGCCCATTTGCCAACCATACCGTCGAAGAAAACGCCATCATGTGCCATTTCCTTTTCGTTAATATCAATTAAAAAGCTGTTATCTTTGTTGCAAAATTCTTGGTGTGCTGAATAATCGGTTGTTATTATATTCTTGCCGCAGGCAAGCATCTCTAACGCCTCTAGGTTCCAACCCTCTGCTCTAGCAGGAAACACTCCACAATCCGTTCGGCTCATAATACTATACACATCTTGCTGGCTATGTTGTCTTGGTATTATCTTTATTTTACTTCCCAAAGGAGAAGTTTTGTATAACGATCTCCACTTTTCGTTACTATCGCCTATAAACGGATTATCGCACATCATCCACAATTCTACATTATCATCTTCTCTAAATGCCCTATTGAAACATTCGATCAAAACATCATGACCCTTACGCTTTTCCCACTTGCCACAGTTGAAGAAGATTGTTTTATCGTCCTGTCTTGCTGGTGCTGGCGGGAACAGTTCTGCGTCTACACCAAGGGGTACAACGTGAGTTTTTGGAGGAAGTTTAGGACGACCATCTGCCTTGTAGTATCCAAAATTACTACCAGTAACAACCTTCCTTGCCCATTGCGAACAAACCATCAACTCATCGCAAGATTGTAGGTGATGCTTCTCTAAGTCGCTAAACGTATCTAACTCAAAGATAGGAAATCCAATAAACCTACCTGACCCTATACGTTCTGCCATCGCGTTCTGATGCCAAATTTTAATACAGGGTGCGTCTGGGTTGTAGAATTTGGCTATAGACATGCCCGATCTGACAGCGTGTGCATCTTCTTCATTGACAACCTGTGGTTCACCAATAGGAAACAGTGAAACGTCTGCCTGCTTTCGCAACTCTTTAAATATATTCAGCCCAGCCACACCGTAGCCAAGCTGATTAACAGGGGTCATTAGGTTAATTTGCATTTTGTTCTCCTTATACAGCATTATAGGCAACACATAGAACGAAGGCACAATTTATGTAAGATTACCTCTAGGTATTGGACCGTGTTCTTCTTCGGTGTCTATTATTGCCTGCTTCCAAGCATCGACGTAGGGATTCATCCCCGTTTTCTTGTTTGAAACAGTCCTAGTTTTATTTCCCCAAGGTTTCGGCCTAATGTGACCAATCGTTACATTATTAGGATTTCTAGGCCAAACTACCGTGTGCCAAGAGTAGGGAACTCTTGTCCACTTTATTTCTTTTTGGGCTGCGTAACAATTTAAAATACCCTGATCGCCAAGTTTTGCTTGGTTCTTAGTAGGATCTCCCCAAGCAAATTTGCACAAATCCTTATACCTTTTCGTATCTGGTCTAACGACCATCATTCCAGACCTGAACCTATTAATATTCTTTTTGAATGTTGTAGCGGCTAGAAACTCTGGCTGAAATACTTTAAATTTAGAAAAAAGATCTTCGCTATACGGGTAGGCATCTGCATCCATAAACAAAACATGCTCAAACTCTACCAAAGACCACAGATTTAACTTGGTGAAGGTGCGGGGCCATCTCCATGTTGCATAAGAACAGCTTTTCTTCATACGAATCGCGTTGACAATCTTTGTCCGCGAACCTATTTTGTGTAGGTACTTTATACATTCGTCTGAATATGCGTTTCTTTCTATCATTATGACATGAGGAACTTGAGGACAAAACCTATCTAGTAATCTTTTTTGCCCGATTGCACCCAGAAAAAAACCATGACCTCCCGATATTAAGGTTGTGACTGCCTGTATCATAATTCTTTTCCTTTTGGTACACCTTGACTGGAAAACCTTTTGTCAAACGCTTTTCTTTTTTGTTCATAATGAGAGGGCCAAATATAAAATTTAGAGTTTGGTCTTCTTTGAGGTCTTTCTCGGTATTCTTTTTTTATGTTTATAGACCTTGATTCCCAAGTGCCTAATACTAAAAAGTTTCTGAGCAGAATTTCCCAATGATTTTTGATATCCTTTTCTAAGTTTTTAAAATCAAGTTCGTAATGCTTATGGATGTTTAGGTATGAACATGACCACAACTGCTCTATTGCTCGACATGTCCATATGTTTGCAATTACGTTGGCTTTTACTTCCTGTGACGCCCAGTTTTTTATGTCTACAGTATCTCCACAGGCATAAAGATCTGAAAAATGAAACGGGCAAGAGGCTTCTCTTTTTGAAAATCTTTTTTTAACCCTTTTTGGTCTACGTCGCAAGAAGTGCTTTTTAACATTTTTAAAATCGGGCCAAATAGTTCCGATGCAGGGTATTGCTATCCTCGAACCCATTGCCGCATTTTCTTTGCTGTCCTGTTCGTGAATGTCGAATAGGTTTTTGCCATGCTTCATATCAGTTCTTGTTAACAGTGTCTTGTTTCCTGTTGCCGCCTTTACTCCTGACGAGGCTAAAGTAAGTTGCCTAATCGTGTTTATATGATTTGCACCACCTTTTTCGGGCCAGTTCTGCATCTCTTCGTCGTTCTGCCATCCAAAAACACTTCCGGTTGTTCCGGGATCTTCTGATAAAACAAGAGTGTCAATCATTTTTGTGTCAAAATCTAGTGGGTCATCGTGCCAAGTGGAAACAATAACCTCTCCATCGTGCCACCTTCTTAGTGTTTTTAACACTGAGTTGAAGCCGCCTTTGTAATTAGAAATCTCACTTGTCAAACCTCTAAAAACAACGCTATTCATTTATGCAAGCCTTTATCTTAGTTGAACTTACCCCTTTTGTGTAGGGGATGTAAATTAGTATTATACTATTAAGTTTTAACCAAGACTCTGTAAACATCATTTGCTTACAGTAGTCCTTGTTTTTCCAATCATCACCAACAGCTATAATATCAGGTTTTACTTTTAGTATAGAGGGCTTTGAATCGAAACCTCCTGAGTTCATCACTACATTATCAACATATCTGCAAGCATTTAGCACACAAAATCTGTGTTCATATGATATAACTGGCCCGACACCTTTGTATTGATAAACAAAGTCATCCGAGTTTAAGGAAACCACAACCTTATCAGCTAATTCACTACAACGTTTTAAAAAATTAACATGTCCTGCGTGGAAAAGATCAAAGGTTCCGCCGGTATATAATGTTTTCATTTTTGATTACCAGAATTTGCAAGACCAGTATTTAGCCTTCCATCTAGGTCCGGGATTTTTGTCGCACCCGTGCCTAGCTCGAAAACTTTTACGTCTAGCTGGATCGCTCTTTTTAATTTTCATATTAGGATCGCCAAAGTTCACTTTAACAACATTACCCTTGTCGTTTTTCACGTAGACGGATCTTTTCTTCGGGCCTTTCGGAGTAAGAAAGGGTTTGCCAAGTTTTACTTTCCGTCCTTGGTATTCGGCGGCTTTGCCTTTATAAACTAAAGATTGTCCGTCTTTCTTATAGTTTCCTATTCTGTCGTATGAGTATTGCTCACCAGTTTTTGGGTTCTCGTACTTGAATGAATTTTGTGCTTTTTTCCAAGCGTCTGGATCTGGTCTATCCTTTTCCCCCTTCTTAGCAGGTTTGTACTTTTTGCCTTCTCGCTCTTTCTTTTTGCGAATGTTTTCCCAAAGTCCCGGTTTTGCTACGGAAATATCCCAATCTTCCGTTTCCTCACCTTCAACATCTTCATAATCCGCTTCTGCTGGAATGTAGAAATTGTCTTCGGTGAGTTCTTCTGTTGAACCAAAAGACTCTTCGTAATAAGCGTCATCCATAGATGCTAACAAGACTTGTTTTAATGATTCGTTGTTCACTATCTTCTCCAATAGTTGTAGTTGTGGTTGTAGTTGATGGCCGGTTGTGGTCCGTAATAATTAAAAGTTCTTACCTGCGGAACATGGTAAAACTGTACGTTGAGTCCCATAGTAACCGTTCGCCTGTAGGGGTCTACATAAACATTGTTCACGTTTAGAGTTGTACCTTGTGGTAGCCACACAACGTGCGGTTGATAGCCAACAACTCTTCGTTGACCCCAAGGCCACTGAGCCGAAGCTGTGTCACACATGACACAAAAACCAAAAACAGCTACAAGTCCTGCAATTAAATTTTTCATTATTTTTCCTTATTGAGTCGTTTAATTTTGTAAACAAAAAACGTTATTATCATTGCTGTAACACACAAAATAGAAACAAAGCTAATGGGGTCGTTGTCCAGAGTTAGCCTACCCCCAGAATGTTCTATCGTTGCTTCCTGTGCTAAAATTATCATGTAATATCCTTTAAAATATTTTTAGAATCTTCTTTTACTATACTATGGGGTCTGCCATCCGTAGCAGTATATCGTGTAAGTTTCACCATGTCTAGGTGGTCGTAAATAGTCCAAGCCAAATCCTCCGGTCCACACCTGCCTTGGTCAAAGTCGTCTGCATTAGGACTAGACGCTCCAATGGTTCGGCCCATTTCGTAGCTACCACAACTAATCATAAGCGGTGCTAGTTTGCCAAAGTGGTCGCGACCTTGGTTTGCGTTGACCTTTGGGGTACGTCCAAACTCGGAAGTAACCACAAGCATAACACGTTCATACATACCTCTAGCTTCTAAGGTATCCATGATCTTACCAAGATAATGATCTAGCTCTACCTGCTTTGTAGATAGTGATTGACCAATATTTGTGTGCATATCCCAGCCGCCATAACTTAATGACACAAACTTAGAGCCAGCTTCCAGCAATCTAATTGCGGTAAGAGCATCCTGCCCTAGCGTGGCATCCTTAAATTTATCATAGTCTTTATCGTTTTCAAAACGAAAAGCTTTTGATCCATTGCCTAAAATAATATCAACAGACTGGTTGCGAAGGTCGCTCCAATCTTTTGCCATCTGTTGTTCTTTAGCAAGGAAGTTGCTGTCAATTACATTCAGAGCATGAAGTCTACGTTTGAAGTCATCACTCTTGCCAAGTAGTTGTAAGTCTTTACGACCCTCTCTGGTCGCGTCAAAGCCTGTATATTTACCGCCAAGCCAAGCCGCCCCATTGTGATCGTAAGAGCCTAGCTTAACATATGTAGGTAATCCATCGTCTGTGTTTACCCCATGATGCTTGCTCATCATTGAGCCATAACTGGGCCACTTTGAGCTAGTGCCAGCACCAAAGTTAGCCTCGCCTGTGACAACCCAATGCACAGCAGATGCGTGATTCTGGTCCCTGTGACCGAACGCCCTAGGAATTGCAATCTTATCAGTGCGTTTGGATAGTTCTGTAAACAAACCCCCTAACTCCACCCCTGCAACATTAGTTTTTGTTGCACCTGTTACAGATCGCCTGTCAGCAGGAGCAAATGGTATAGGATTAAAAGTCTCAATATGACTAGCCCCACCGCCAAGAAAAAGGAATAATACTGCGGTATCGTCCTTCTTCTCATCATCTGCATAAGTCGCTGTGATATTTCCGTAAGCAAAAGTAGTCGCTCCTAATTTAACAAAATCTCTTCTTTTCATCTAAACCATCTCCTTCTTGTTGTCGTTCTTCTTTTTTTATTGTGGTCATCGTCATGTAGTTTTTGAAGTTGGTCAGTTGATAAAGTGTTCAAATAAGATTTATCAAACTTATGATTGGTCCCAGCAAGATGAGATATCAAACCTACTCTACTTTGTGCTTTATTCCAGCTTCCGTTTACGTTCCACTTAGGATTGTAGTAACGGTTTTCATTGAGGTCAATTTCAGAAATGTCTGCGACATCTTCGACCTGTTCGTAAATTTTAAGCTGATCGACTGGAAAATCTAGTATTTTATACTGACCAATTTCAAAAATGCAGCAGGAGTAAAAAGCAGCAGGAAAGCTGCTGGATTTGTATTCTTTTGATTCGCATTTTCTAGCTAAAGCAGCACCAAAAAAAGGAACTGCCGCTAAAACCTTTATAAAATTTCTTCTTTCCATTATCCTACTCCTAAAAGAAGTAAACCACCACCACCGCCACCACTACCCTCTATACCTCTGGAAGTTGATATAACATCAATTTCTTCTTGAGTTAGTACCGTTTGATAAAACCGCAAGTCATCAATTCTTCCTGTCATATAATCCTCTGTTGTGGAATACTTTCTTCTGCCAACATCAAACCTAGAAGCATTAGCCCAGTTACAAGCCGATTTAGTTGCTCCACCAACAGATGTTCCATTTATAAATAATTCCATAAAGGAAGCCACAGCATCGTATGTGTAGCACAAATGCAACCAGCCAACGGTCGCCGTTCCGGGTGGAGATGTGACAAACTCCAACGCTCCGGTGAGGTTGTGTCCACAGACATGAGAACCGTCAGCCTCACTAGCTGCATACGCTGCTCTGTAAGTCCCGTTATCCGATACAAGCGTTGCATAAGGTTGTCTCACGGACACAGAAGAAGGTTTTACCCATAAAGACAAACTATATGAGTTAGAAAGAGTGTCCATTGTTGGACTTAAAGTTTCTATAAAATCATCTATTCCATCAAAAGAATAGGCTCTTGTTCCTCCGTAAGTTGGATCAGAATCGGCAACGGTTGCCATGCCTCCTTGATATGTGCCATCATTTCCGTTGCCGGTAAGGTCAAGGGCGGAATCGTCTATAGAAGGACAAAACCAACATTCCTCTGTGCCTAATCCTGCGGGGTAGGTGTTTACATAGTTCCTACTGGTAGAAAGTGCTGTAATTTGTGCTGTGGTTAAAGCTGTATCCCACATTCTAACGTCATCTATTCGCCCTTCAAAGGGGTATCGAATAACTCCGGTCAAAGTACCACCAGTAGTACGCTCCCTGATCGCACCAATCGAGTAATCTGGTCTTGATCCCACAACGTTGCTATCCCAAATACCTGTTGGTTGCGTTCCGTTTGTAAAGTATTGTTGTGTTCCAGAGAATTTTACCCCATCAACATAGCATATTATTCTATTTTGAGAAGTTGAAAAGTCGGTAGCGGGTTCGTTTGCGTCATAAGTAATGACTATGTGATACCATTGATCTGCGTTTGGGATAGCATTAATCGCCCATAACCATTCGTTGTCAGTGTTACTAAGAGTAGGATCGAAATAGCTATTATAAAAATACAAATCTTCACCACTTTCCCTGCGTAACTGAATATTTCCTTTATTCATTGCATGATTGGCTACAATTACCTGATCACCAGTACCACTTTCATATTTTATCCACGCACTAACGGTACATTCCACAGAACTGTCAAGTTCAACAAAAGTGTTACTGTCTGCAAAGTGGCTATCAATTGTTGGGAGGTCTGGAAGCGTGTCAAAAGCCGCTGTTCCACCTGAATCTGTATCAGCGGTAATTTCGCCACCGTTATAGATAGTTAGATTACGCCCGCCAGATGTAAGATCATCCAAGCCGTTATTGGCCCCAAGTCCAGCATTATGGTGAATTAAAGGGGTTGGTACAATAGCCATATTTTTTCTTCTTTCATTATAGTGTCTGAGTTGTATTCTACAATAGGAGACTGTTCCGATTCGCCATAAGAATTTTGCTGTCTTGCTAAATAATTAAGAACAAGCAAAGCGTCCAAGGTACTTCCTCGACCATCATTGTTTACATCGTAGTAAATTTCTGGATGATCTACAGAAGATGGATCAACCAACACATAATCGTTTTCAGCATCGGTGTACTGACCCCTTGCTATTTCGTTTATTATAATAAGTGCGTCAAGAGTTGTTGTCTCACCGCTA